GTTTTGACTTGTTGTGAAGCTGAATCTTCAAACTTATCTATTAAATGTTGACATTGATCTTTTGTCAATACATTATCGTATGTTTTTATATACTTATTTTTCAAACTTAATTGTTCCATTTTCTAATTGTTTTTCAACTACTTCAATTAATATATCACCTATATAGTTTCTAAAATCAATACTTGTGGTATCAACATCATTAGGATTCTTTTTAATATCATAATCAAACTTTAAAGGTAATTCACCTCGTTCATTTTCTTCCGAGGCAAACTTTACATGACCATACGTGTATATGATGTCCTTATAAGGTCCTTCTACAATCTTTATACAACTATAATCGTCAACATCACGTTGAGCAAAGACGTATCTATTCTGTGCCATAGAGGAATTCTTTTCTGGCTGCTTTGTCAATTTCAGCGAGAACATCTTTAGTAAAGAATTTATCAGGTTCATTATTGATAGTTTTAGCATATTGTTTTGTTCCATCAGGTAGTTCTATTCTTGTTGATACTGATTTAAATATGTTATGTTTGATAGCGAGTTCTAATAACCCATAGTACTTATCAAGGCCATCTTTATATGTTAATCTTACATCAATTATAGCATTTTCTTTTGTCAACCTTGACTTGTAATTTTTACAATGAATAATATTACCAATGATTTCTTTGCCATCTTTCTCTTTACGTTTAGATAGATATACTATATTACTTGCAGCGTATTTAAGGCCAGAGCCACCACCCATCTCCTTTTGAGGAAACATAGAACCAATTACATCATATGTATGATTGGTCATAATCATAGGTACTTTTGCTTTGCCAAGTTTTAAAGTCAATACTCTAAATGCAGCTTTTACAATCTGCGATCTAGTCATATCTCTTGTTTCTTTACCTTCGGCAGTATCTTCCATTTCTTTTGTAGTAGATAACATTCCTAAACTATCTAATACAAACATTAAAGGTTTTCTAGTTTTCTCGTTTTGTTCTATATATTTGTCAATCACTTTGATTGATTGATGTCTAAACTCTTGTACTGTGGCAACTGGTACAATAACCATTCTGCTACTGTCTATACCACGACTTTCAACTAAATCTTTTGTTAACGCACTTTCTGATTCAAAGTAAATCACACCTGCGTCTTTGTTTTTTTCTAAAAATGCTTTTACTATTCCTAATGCAAAGAAAGTTTTACCTGTTGCAGCTTCACCTGCAATTGCTGTAATCTTATTTGATGGCATACCACCATAGATTGATCCTGATAGTAAAGCATTGAAGGCAAGGGAACCTGTATCAATAAACGAATCAACGTCACCTGCTTCTACACCCTCACTTACTAGTGTGGCGTATTCATTACCAGTTTCTTTTATTATGTCTTTTAAAAAATCACTCATATTAATTCTCCTTAATTGTATCTATTATATCATATTTGTGTTTATTGTCAAGCGTCATTAACCTTACAATTGATCTGACAAGCAACAGGTGCTGTATCAGGATTCTTCCAACTATCTGGTAAAATTTTAGTAAACCATTCATTATTTAATATGTTTTTTAACGTATGATTCTTTAAGTTATTTTCATCAAAATTGTATTTACTTATTACTGGATCATTTGCCCAATCAGTTCTAAAATGATTTATTGGAAAATCTTCTTTTAGATAACAACATTGAAATACCTGACCATCAGGATTTATCATACATCTTTTTAACTCTTTCCATTTACATATAATTTTTGGCATGTACAGCTCTTTCTAAAGTATCTGCTTCACCATTTTCATTAATAAAATTAAATATATGGCCATCAAATCTATCTGACGGATATGATATATGATTTTTAGAACCATTTTTAATCGCTAGTTTTTTTATTTTTTTTTCATACATCTCATTATGTTTAAACAATACAGTTTGTGATAAAGGAATAGCACTTGTAGTAGATAATGCTTTTAAAGCAGATAATGATTTATTTAATGATGTGCCTCGTCTATACTTCTGGTGCATTTGTTCATCTACACCATCTACATCAATAACCATTGATAATCTTCTACCACAATATTTTCCTAGTCTTTTGTAAAAATCTTCTTTACGAATACTGCCGTTTGTAGTTATTATAACTTTTGCATTTGAATTATCCATTATGTAATACACGATAGACTCTATGTCTTTTGCCATCAAAGGGTCGCCATATGTACCACAAAAACTATATTCTTTCATATCATTTAAAGTATTTTTAGGAAAATAATTTTTAAAATCTAATAAAGACCAAGTTGTCAATGGTAAATTTTTAGCTGTATGTAAACCAAATGGTGATGTTCTTTGACATTGTGGACATCTAGCGTTACATAGATTTGTTAAATTTATGTCTGCTACTTGTATCAAAATAATGTTGCCCTTCTACTATGTCTAAAGTAATCTAATTTTTCTTTTGAAAAACACCAAACGTTTTCAATATATATTCTATTCATAAACTCTGCTTTTTCTGCGTCACTCTCAAATAGTTTATCTGATTTAGGTCGTTGCATAATTCTCATACCTATTTGTCCTACAAAGTTATCTTTTAAACTATCAACAAGTTCATCGCTACTATAATATCTTTTGTTTTTTATATTAGGGTCCATGATGTTTACAAACATATGCTTTGATCTCTCAAAACTCTTTTGAGCGACAGGTAAATAAAAATCATCACGCCATTTAGAATACTCATCAAACTTATGCCATGATTGATTTTCTTCTTTTTCACCACCCTCGTTATACCTTTCTGTAGAAAAGTATGGTGGACTTGTAAATGCACAATCTATATTATTTATCTTATCCCATGGTAAGTCTTCAGCACCACAGTTATAGATAGTTACTTTTTTAGGTTTAGATAAGAAACTATTATATGTTTCTACTTGTTTTAAATATTGTTTGTATGTATTAGGGTTAGGATCACAACCTATATATTCTTCAGCGTCACTAGTAAAGAAGCCTGCAAGTCTATCGCCCCAACCACATGATGTATCTAATACTCTTTTAGCATTTGTCATTTGATAGATTGTCTTTGCTACATTAGGTTTAAATTGTGTTGCGATATACGTACCTAATCTAAACGCTGACATGTAACTCTTATCATCTAATCTACCACCTCTTAATTCTATTTTGTTATCTACTTCAACAGGTTTCATACCATTGATACCACGCCATATAGGACCTAGACAACGCCATATGTCTTTCGCTGTACCATTCTCCCATACATCTATAGGTGCTTTGAAACCAAAACTACCACAATTCAATCTTAAATGTTGATGAAAGTAATTTGATATATTATTAAAATTAGATGGTGCGTCTATGATACCTAGACCATGGTCTTTAAAATTATATTTGTAATCATCATACTTTTCTTTTACATTTTTTTCTAGTACTTCTATAGGTTTTACAAACTCCCATACATCTTGTTTCTGTAAGGATTTAAATGCCTGACGCATTGCTTCATGTGAAATCTCCTTTAGAGGAAACTTTGGTCTATTGTCTGCAATATACTGTGCCAAATCTTCTCTAAATTTTTCTTTACCTAAATCGTTAGTGACCGTTTCAAAGGTCTGTTGATCCATTACAGGTAATTTATTCTCATCTGCATATTTACTTAACTGACTCATCATTCCATTTCTTTAATAATATTACTACAAAACCATATATCATTATAACACATAATATTGCTAATGTCAATTCCATTTATTTACCTCATTTCCCCAACTATCCCAACCTTCTCTTTGTTGTCTAGCAAACAATTCTATGTATGGGCCTTGTAATAGATTCTCTATATGATTATACATAACATCTGGTTTACGACTATGTTCTCTACGTTTTTCTACAACTAATTGAGGTACTGATTTACTAACACGTTGTGGTTTACCTTTTGTTGCAAGTAAACACATTTCAGGATTACCTCTAGTCCAGTAACCTAGACCTGTAAAAAATCCATCTGATTTCTTATTTGTTTTCGCCCATGTAAAGGCTACAGTTTTGTACTTGAAACCCCAAGCATTAATTACTTCAAATGCTTTGTCTAATAAAGGATCAATAACCCACATTAATAATACTGCATTGTCATTTGCTATATTGTTTACAGGCATATTGCATATGTCTTTGAAACTCATAACGTTATAATGTTTTTCAGGACTTCTATCTTTGCCTTTATTAGAATACGTTTTAAACGACCACGGTGGGTCTGCGTATATTACATTATACTTTTTAGATATATCCATACCAGTAGTGTCATAATTAAAAATGTTGTTGTTTTTATATTTGTCATTGCAATGCGTTGACCTGCTTTAACAGCTAGAAAAATTGTCAAATACAATAACATCATTGATTCCATCATCCGAAAAATGCCTCTAGTGTTGCTTCACGTTCTAACTTCCACCCTATCGAGTCAAGTATAAATCGTAAAGGATCAGTAAATGTTTTTTCAAATTGCATATCATAATCAACATACTTGTGTAAATCAAATTCATATGGTATCTTTGTAGAAAAAGATATTACGGTATCTTTAACTACATTCGGTTGTTTTAACATCAAAAATTTAATCTTATCACCATCTTTTATTATAGGATATTTAGCAGATAGTTTGTGTTTGTATATATTATGATTGTATATTAAGGCGCCTTTTACATGAATAGGTGTACCTTTGTTATAGATGTTTGATGAGTTAGTATATTTGCCAAGGTTGTTACATGATCTAGGAAAGGCAACCTCTTCTGGCGATAGTGATTTAAATACTTCTTTAAAGTCTGTTACAAACTTAATCAATGCGTCTTCGTTATCATTCATAATCACACGAATAGCGTCTTTAATTTTGCCACGGCATACTTCAGGTGTAGATGATTTAACTGCTTCAACACCCATAATTTTTAGTTTAGGTATATCAAATCTAATACCTTCTTCATCAAATACATTCATCATATATCTTTTTTTAGCAACCCATATACCTTTGTTAGCAATTGCTTCTCGTTTCATAATCATTTTCTGTTGATAAGCATTTACATATTCTGCAAGATTTTTAAAACTATCATCAATAACTTTTTGTATTTTTTCTTCGGCTGCTTTGTCTAAAAAATCTGTAATCTGTTGTGGTGTTTTATCTTTACAGACTTTTTCAACAAGTGTATCTAATTTTAAATAGATTGAATCTGTATCAGACGCTACGACATAGTTCTTATTATCTGTACCTAACAACTTATTCATAAACTTATTTACGTCACGTTCTATCCAACGAATAGATAACTGACCACCTAATGTGATTGCTTCTGCCTGTTTTACATCAAAGTATCTAAAGTATTGATTACCGATTGCGCCATAAGCAGAGTTAAGAGAAATCTTTTTTGCCATCTGTATATTATGACATCTACTAATTTCATTTTTATAGATAGGGTCTTTTGTCTTTTGATATTCTTTTTTTGCCTCTATAGACTTCTTCTTAAATACAACACGTTCGGTATACATCTTCTCCATAAGTTCAGGTAAGAAACCTTGCTTATCTCTTTTAAACATGGCGCCGTTTGGTGCAATAGTCACATTACGATCTTTTGCCCATTTGAGATTTAATCTTTCATCTAAAAAGTTTTCTACACCTACTGCTTTAGGTTCTGTACCTACAAACGTTTCAGGACTAATATTGTATTGCATAATCAAATGTGGATACAAACTGTTTAAATCAAACGAAACAATCCAGTTATGTAAACCTAGTTGTGGATCTTTTACATATGCACCTTCGTATTGTGTATCCTTAACCTGATCTTCTCTAGGTGGTATTTGAATATTTTTTGTAAGTAAATGATTATAGATGATTGTATCCCAACATCTTACTTGTGAATAAACATCTGTATAGTTTACCTTGTAATCATATGCCATAGTCAGGCATAACTCAATCAGTTTCATTTTGTCTTCGAGTCTATCAACAAGTTCTACGTCTTGTATATTGTACTCTACAAACCTTTGATAGTCTTTTGTATAGAAGTCTTTAAATGTTTCATATGGATTATCTAATTTAGATTCGCCTAGTTCTACTTTGGCAATGTAATTCAGTTTATAAGACTCTTGCCTTACATATGTAAACTTTCTATATAGATCAAAATAATCTAATACAGATACGCCTAGTATATTCCAGATTTGTTGGTTCTTTTGACCAAACTGTATTCTATCTGCATTGACATAATTCCATGGAGACATTTTATTAATTGTATCATTGTCAAAGATATATCTCATACGATTCATAAGATAAGGCATATCAAAAAACTTTACATTCCAACCTGTTAGAATATCAGGATGATTCTTACACCAGAATTTTAGAAACTCTAGCAACATGTGCTTTTCGTTTTGACATTTTACATAAGTTACATTTGCCTTTTTAGAAATGAAGTCACCTGTACCCCATGTAATAATCTGTTTATTGCTGTGATTTTTTATTGTAATACAGATAACTGTTTCTTTTGCAGTATCAGGATCGGGAAAGCCGTTCTCACACTCGGTTTCAATATCAAGTGTGAATATCTTTATGTAATCTTTATTCCATTTCATCTCGCCTTTGTATTCGTCAGCGATGTATTGATAGTTGTATCTATTCATACCAAAGATTTTATACTCTGGTATAGGTGCATACTCACTATAGAAATGTTTTGCTTTTGATATAGAATCAAATCGTTTTGCTTTTAGATTAGTACCATCTAAAGTTTTGTATTTTGATTCTTCGTTTGTAGGTAGATATAGTGTAGGACTATAATTGATACGACTTAAATAAGCATTGCCATTATTGACACCTCTTATAAGAAGTTTACCTTTATGCTCTACAACATTTGTATAAAAACTACTCGCCAAATTCATATCTTATTATAACACGATTGATTTTAAAAGTCAATACTATGTGATAATTTTACTTTTAGGTGTAACTATCTGACCTGTATTTTGTTGATATGCACCAATCATATTATCGTCTGGTGTAGTGTCAGTAATTATATTTGCCTCTTTGATATGTATAACTTCATCCTTTGTGTATGGTATGTATGGATGAAATCCTATTTGCATAGGTTTACCTGGTTGTCCTTGCATTGGTATCAATACAAAAGGTTTCTTTATTGCCACGTGAAATGCTTTATCGCTTTCTTGTGGCGTACCTATTACGTCCTCTCCAGATGAGAGTCTGTATAATCTAATCATAATATACTCCTATTCAGTTTTATTTTCTTCAGTTGATTGTTTTTTTCCAATATTATATTTCGCTTGTAAAGTCCATTCGCTTTTTTCTTTAAATGCTATGATTTTTATTTGTGATAGAGGTGCTTTGTTTTCAGCAGCCTCAGGTTTTACTATTGATAGTAAGTTCCAGTCTTGTAATAAAACTGATATTGTGTTACGTCTTTGTACATCATTCTCTACTAACGTAGCTTTTTTACCGTCTAAAGCAAAAAGTTCTTTGAAATGTACTATGTAATATTTACCTTGTTTGTGTAGTATGTGGCAACTTTGAAATAAAGTTTTATCTTTTCTACTTGCAACACCTATTCGGGACAAAGTCTCCCTTATTTTTAGAAAGTCATCTGGCTGTTTGAGTGTAACCTCTAACATCTGCTCAGGCGACCAATTAAATTCGTCACTCATTTTTTTCTCCCACCCTTATCAAGTTTTTCCTTAATAAGATTCAATTGTTTCTTATCCAGTATGTCAAGGGCTACCTTTGCTTTTGCATTGCTATAACCATAATATTCTTTTACATACTCTAAATTTTTAGATTTAGCAGTTGTCGTCCACTTACCACCGAACCTCTTTCTCTTACGAATACTATTTAGTAGAAAATGAAACTGTAAACGTTTGGTTAGGCTGTGATGTAAATTCATCTCGTTTGCCATCATTATAGCGTCAACGTGCTGTGATAGACAACGATTTATAACATAAGGTGGGTATTTCTTTTCCCAAGTGAGATCGTCTCCGTCTAGTAGATTAACCTTTGACCAGTTAATCGCATTGAGATAATCAGTAAGTTTATATTCAATCATGTTTTTCATGCTTTTTGTGACCTTTATGAGAACCCATGTAGTAATCGCCTGGTTCATAATTCCAAACTTTACCGTGATGTCCTCTAACGTCAGCCCAAAACATTCGTGCTCTAACTATAAGTCTTCGCCACAAAGTTCTTCTCGCCATATCTATTATCTCCCTACTTAAATTTACATTCTGCCATGATTTGAGTCAGGCACGCAACCATATTTATCTCATGGTCAGCCACAAAGGCAGATTTATATTGGTAGTCAGCGATTGTTAGAACGGCTGCAGGTATTGATTGAGGTTGTAAATGTTTGTATAATATATCATAGATAGATGAGAATAGACTACTAGGGTCTTTGTCTAGGTTTTGTATGACCCATTTTCTCATATCACCAAACCTTTTATCTTTTAATAACTTAATCAACTCTTTATTGTTGATTTCTGACATAGATACAAGTATGCCACTATCTATCTTACCTCTTACAGAATAACGTTGTAATTCGTTTATAGTTCTTCTAAAGTCTGGATAGTGTCTTTGTATTAGTTCAGCAAGTACTTTGTTATCAAACTCTATATTCTCTGCCTTCAATACATCACCTAGTCTTTTAAGAAATGCAGTAGCAGTTTTTACTTTCTGACCATTAGTAATACGAAAATCAATAACTGTACAACGACTATGTAATGCAGGTATGATTTTGTTTTTGAAGTTACAAGTAAATATAAATCTACAATTCTTGTAAAACGTTTCAATGAAATTACGCAACGCAGGTTGAACACTATCAGCATTCATGTAATCTGCCTCGTCTATAATAACAACTTTATGATTAGAACCACCTTCTAGTGATACACTAGAGGCAAAGTTTTTGATTGTAGTACGTAAAGTATCAATGTGTCTACCTTCATCTGAACCATTGATGATTATATAATCAGCACCTAGTTCTTCACACAAGGCACGAGCAACTGTTGTCTTACCCGTACCTGCTGTGCCTGAAAGGAGAAGATTTGGTATTTCCTTTTGTAAAAGAAATTTAGAAAAAGTATTCTTTAAATCTTCAGTTAAGATACATTCTGATATTTTTCGTGGACGGTATTTTTCAACCCATAGAAAATCTGACATATATTAACCTTAAAATATTGAGTCAGCTTCTAAAGCAATCCAGTATTGTACTTGTACCTTTTTGTTTATGAAATGAGCAATCTTCGCTTTTGATAATGCAACATCATAATCGCCAGGAATAATTTTCATATTCTCAGCCTTAATGTATGCAGTAAACTCTATATCAGTTTCACCAACTGTAATAGATGATTGGTTAGAGTTGCTATTCTTTTTATCTAATGCAACTAACTTAATCTTACCATCTTCGCCTTTAAATGCAATATCAGGTAGACTTAAATTAGTATATAATTTTTTAACAGACTCATAGTCAGCATTGTTCAATGAGAACGATACTGTTTTGTCTGGCATTGTTATTGATTTAGATGGATATCTTAACGTTGATTTATCAGCAAAAGCATATCTCGCTGACAAACTAGTTTTCTCATCTTGTATTTTTAGGTTTGAAGAACCATTGAAATTCAGTACAGGTTGTGTAAAAGAATCCAATGCTCTTAAAAACTCTGGCAAATCATATACACCAAATTCAGTTTCAAACTCATCTGTAACATTGGCTTCTGCCATAATGTTTTTCATTGTAGAAACTGTACTTAATTGTTTACCAGGTTTAAATAGTATATTAGCATTTATGTCACTAAAATTTCTTAATATACTAATCGTATTATCACTTATTTTCATTTCATCTCCTTATCATAATTTAACAGTAATATAACATAGTGTACCGCCTTCAACAGATCGGCACGGTTGTGTCCATTCTTTTTGCCATATCTACACAAATATTTAATTGCGTTAGCATGACAGAAATCTTTTCCGATTTTAAGTGTCTTTAATAAATCTAAAACTTGAAAGCCTTTTTGGTCACTTGAATAGTGTTGGCCATAAGTTGACTTAATATAATCACCAATCTCTTTTAAGATTTTATCTTCATTGTATTTCATAATATAAGTATATCACTAAATTGCGTTTGAGTCAAGCGTACTTGATTGTAGATATTTTAAAACGTTTTCAGGAGCAGATACCTCATAAGGGTCTCCTGATGTGTTGTTACCTATACCAGGTTCTACAAACATTTCTTCTATTACACCATTGTTCACAATCATAGCATATCTCCATGATCTCATACCAAAACCTATTACAGTTTTTTCTACAAGCATATCCATCTGATCTGTAAAGTCGCCATTACCATCAGGTATTACTTTAACGTTTTTTAGTTTTTGATTTTGTGCCCAGGCATTCATAACAAACGAATCATTTACTGACATACAATATACGTCATCAATTTTGTGTTGTTTAAATACGTCACATAGTTTTTCGTATCCTGGCAATTGTTGATTTGAACATATAGATGTAAACGCACCTGGTAATGAAAACAGTATAACTCTCTTATCTTTAAAATACGTATCCGTATTTGTATCTGTCCATTCGCCTAGCGATCTTACTCTAAAATTTACTTCTGGTACTTTATCACCTTTATTCATAATATTTTCTCCTTATAATAATTACATTATATACTAATCACGTTAATTTGTCAATAGGCTATATGCCTTGTAAACGTGAGTCTTTTGATGTGATGTTTTTCGTTGCTTTAGGTCTTGCAATCGAATCTTTTGATCGTTTTCTTAATACGGCAACAGCAGATTTTTTTGCTCTTGCTTCTTTGTAAAACTTTGTTAGGTCCCATTTGAAATTCATAATATAATTATTTATACGTGCTATGCGTTTGAAACATAGCACGTATTGGTTTTTTTATTTGATTGAGATAGTTCTAGCTTTTTTATGTTCTGGAACGATTCTCTCTAAAGATACCCTTAATAGGCCATCTTTTAGTTCAGCGCCTATGACTTTACAGTCCTCAGCGATTGTAAAAGACTTTTTAAAGTATCTTTTAGCGATACCTTTATGTAACATTTCACCTTCAGAGTCTAGTTTAGTTTCTTTCTTCTCGTCTTTTTTAGACTCGATAGTAAGTACACCTTCCTCTAGGTTAATGTCTATATCTTTTTTGTTATAACCAGCAAGAGCGATTTGAATATCGTACTTGTTCTTATCCATTTTCACTATATTGTAGTGAGGAAAAGCTGTAGTTTGTATATGATCTAATTGATGGTCAAACATTGATTCAAAATGTCTGAACGTGTCATCAAATCCTACGGTTAGTGGTCTTAATTGATTGAAAATTGTAAGTGCTTTATTAGTCATTATAACTCCTATTGTTAAGCAAGTTAATTGTTATAGAACCCATTATGGCGTTCTACATTTATTTATATAAGTACGATATTTTATTTGTCAACCCTACTTATAGAAATTCACTAGGCTGAGGATCCCTACCAGTTCCCTAGTGAATATCTATAAGCGCCAGTTTCCTTTTGTCACGGAGTTAAACTGGCAAAGATCACCGTTTTTCAGGTAGATTTCTCTACCTTTTCTATACCCCTACTAGGTCTTATGAACTGCCTCGTAGTAATAATATATATACAACACAGACGGCATAGAAATTCTTAAATTTTCTTAACTTTAACGCCTTTTACGTATTTGTAACCTAATATCTCATCATTTTCTTTCTGAGCTTTTCTGATTACTTTAGCACGTTCTTTTGCTTTTTCACGTTTTATTTCTGACGGTTTAGAAAAATATTGTTTTGCTCTTAAATCTTTAACGATCCCTGCCTTTTGTACTTTCTTTTTAAGTACACGCATAGCCTTCTCTAAATTACCGCCTCTTACTTCTACAGTTATTGACACTAGTCTTTCCTTTCTTTGATTGGTACATACACAGGAATTCTATCTGGTCCCAAATCTAAATCATGGTATGTATTTGGTTTATAACTTTTATAATCAGGTCTAGGTGTTTTACCTTTGACACCTTTTTCAATATCTTCTTTTGTATAGGCAGGTTTACCACTTTTATCCATACTACCTAATACAGCAGCAGAACCAGGTTTTAATTTCTGTACTTTGCCACCTTTTTCTAAAAACTTTTTCATCATATCGTCACGTTCTTTTTGTGACATCTTTGGTTTATCTTTTTCTGAATCGTAGATTCCCATTATATACTCCCTTTGTAAATTAACTTGTGGCCCTTTCGGACCACAAGCGGACTTACACTATGGATAGATTTAAACAGTAAAGTCATCTTCACTATCTTCCTCACTATCATCGGATTTCTTTTCTGATAATATCTCAGCCTCTTCAGCCGCCTTCTTATCAGAAAGAATCTGATCTACTGAAGCACCACTATCAACTTTAGTGTACAGGTCAACAAATGATGATTTAGTATCATCATCAAATCTATTTGTACAGACAGCGATTGCCTTCATTTTATTTCTAAAGATACCATATGCCTCAGCAATGTGTACTAGTCTTCTTGTTGATATAATCTCATCAACACCACCGTCATTATAAGTTTTTCTTATAACGTCAGCCCAAGTAACTAAATTGTGAGCAAATTTTTGATCTCTTTTACCTGCACTAACAAGTTTTTGAGCAACAATTTTTTCTTCTACTTTAGCAGTAGGATATTGTTGTTCAAATGTAACAGGAAATCTTTCAAGGAATGCCTCGTTAAGTACGTTAGTACCGATAAACTTACCGTCATCACTACCTTGACCTTTTGTATTCGCAGTAGCGATCACATTGAAGCCAAGTTTAGGTTTAACAAATTTGTTTATCTTTTTAACATAGACACCAGACCCTTCAAGGATAGGTTGTAAACACATTATTTTATTACTTGCAAGGTCAATCTCATCAAGTAGTAAAACAGCGCCTCTCTCCATCGCCTCAATTACAGGACCATTTTGCCATACGGTCTGACCATCTTTAAGTCTGTAACCGCCAAGTAAATCGTCCTCGTCTGTTTCAATCGTAATATTACATCTAATCATCTCACGTTTTGATTCAGCACATGCCTGTGTAACAGCAAGTGTCTTACCATTACCAGATAATCCTGTGATGAATACTGGATAAAACTTTTTAGATTTTACGATATTTTTAATATCAGCATAATTACCAAAGTTAACAAAGTCTGTATCCTTAGCAGGAACAACATTATCGGTCAATGAAGACACGATATAAGCAGCCTTTGTATCATTGGAAATTTTAGTATCAGTTGTATCAACTGTGGTTGTATCAGATTCAACAGAGTCAATATTAAGAGTATAAACTCCTCTATCAACTTTGTACTTGTCTGATTTTAACCAAGAAGGGTTTTTAATAACCTTCTTCTTAACAAGAGCATTAATCTCAGCCCTAGTCACCGTATCTTTATTGTAAGTATCTTTTAATACTTTCAACACGGTATTTTGTGTTTTATTTAACTCAATCATTATATAAGTCCTTTCATAGTTAAGTTATACATATATGCTATCATTATTTGTACTAAAAGTCAAGCATAAAAAAGCGTTGTTTCCTCTCATTTTTATGCAATCCTCTTAATAAAATTCTGTAATAATACTCTGGAATTGATTCGATTCTTCATTCCCGACATAAACATCTTTTTAAGACTTCTCTTATTAGTTGAATCTGATTCAAATACTTTGTTAGAAACTTTAGTACCAGAGTTAACATAGTAGTAAACATCATAAGCAGTATCGTAATCAGCAATAAATTTATCTTTACTAAACATCTTACGAGCCAACATCTCTTTATTGTAAGGTACTCTTAACATGTATTGTAATTCTCTATATTTTGAAACTAGATAGAAACCAATCAATTGTAAATCGTATTTCTTCTTCAAGTATTTCAACATAACACTTGTGAAATCTGTTTTATCTCTCCAGTAACTACAAGCAGGTACATACTTGCCGTTTAGTTTTAAATGCAAGTCACCAGATTTAGGGTGGTGCATTGAGTTTGAAGCACCATCTGTTAAAGTAACAAGAGCAACTTTGTCGGTCTTGTAATCAGTTTTAAATTTCTTAATAACATGATCCATTGCAACAAGTGATTCATTAAGTGGTGTTGAAGATAGATAGTAGTCACCTGAAATAGAAGGTACTGACTCATCTTCGGAACTATCACTTCTTCTCCAGTTATAGTAACCACCGAAGTACATTGCAGCCCTATGTAATATTTGAGCAGTTCTATTAAAATCTACTTTAGATTGTTTGCCTGTAAACAATTGTACTAATTTTGTTGAAGCGTCAGGTCTGATAGAGTTACCTGTAATTTTGAAACCTGATTGTGAATAGTCATCTTTGGTTTCTCTATGATTATTCATAAACGCATATACTGAAAAAGGTATATTAATCTTTTTACAAAACATTGTTAAGTTAATTAATTGTTCAGTAGTAGCAAGAATATGTTTTTGCATAGAACCAGACCAATCAAGTAATAAAATCATACCGTGATTTTTTTGATTAGGTACTGTAGTAATCTTTTTGAATATATCTTCAGCAAATTTATATGTATGTAATTTATTAGGATCAATAACACCTGTCTTATCTTGTGAAGCACGAGCATACATCTTAGCATTTTTTTTCATCTCAAATTCTTTAACTAGATAATTAACTACGTTAGAAGACTCTTTGATAAATTTATCAGTTTTAAGTTTTGCCTTGTTAATCTGTTGTTTATCGTATTCAGTATTATGGTGTTGTTTATCGTAAACCATAACATCTCTAATAAACTTGTTATAAGGAATAATTAATTTTTTAAGATCAACTTTAGGTAACTCGCAATAATCTCGGTTTGAAGCCTGATCGTCTGTAATACCTTTGATAGCAGTATCCATCAAGTCATTAGTAAGCGATGTAATTTCTGAAGGTAAACCACTTTCACCAGCACCTTGACCGCCAGTTGTATTTGTTTTTTGTTTATCATCTGACTCTTCTTTAGAGTCTGATTTTTTTTCTAACCATTCAGATACTTTATCATCTGTAGTCATATCAGATTTTGAATCTTCACTATCTGTTTCTGACTCGTCAACTTTTTTACCTTTAGGGTCTTGTTTATATATTTTTGCAACTTCAGGTTTTTTCTGTAATTCTTTTTTACAATACCCTAGTATTTCTTCAGCAAGTTTTAACACGTCATTAAAGTTTTTACACTTGTCAACAGCGTCAACTAATATTTTTTCTTTGTTAGTAAATTCAAAATCTAATCTTTTTGAAGACTTATAGTATAGGTTGATCTTATCAATAAGAGCATAATTCATCATGTCCCTATCATTAGTGCCAAAGAAATTATCTTTTAACATTTTATCAAAACCTTTTAGATAGTCATCAACTAAACCAGGATATTTTTTCTGTATAAGTTTATCAATTCTAGCGTCTTCAATAACGTTAACAAATGATCTAAATTCTTTTGATCTGTTACTCATGTCTTTCCATGAATCAGATGGTGTATATAAAGCGTGGGATACTTCGTGTCCTACTAACATGTCATAAACATGTTTACTTTTTTGTTCTTCTTTAAATATAGGGATTGTTAATATTCTGTTAACTACATCAAACGAGGCAGTCTGTACAGCATTTTCTTGTACTTCAATATTTTCAGTAGCAAGTAATTTTGCAAGTTGTGATTTATTTTTCATAGTGTTATTTTTCATAATATACACTTATGCTATACTAAAACGGTTTAAAAGTCAAGCATAGTTTTTGTTGAAAAACAAGGGTTTTTAGGAATAATTTTTAGAACAAAACGAGAACATATGGTTTTTACTTCATTCCTATGAAGATTGGCTCATATTTTCTGCCTGGAATGTCAGGTCTTGCGAATCGTCCTATATAATTTTGTGATTGTTTCTTTTCTGATTCTGTGCCTTCTAGTGTAGATTGTACCTTTGTACCTTGTTGAGTTGATAAAGATAACCACCAAACTTTTATATCTTTAAATCCTGCCTCAACCATACAATCGTAGGTGTCTTCTTCAAAGGTCTTATATGATTTCACATTTGCAACATTGAAACCTGCATATTTGCCTGGTTTCAAACCTGTGTGTGCGTTCTTAATAGTCTGTAATAAGAAACCATTACGCCATGCGTCTTGTTGTGGGAATTTATTAAATGATTGTTCTTCTTCATCACCGTATTGTTCGTGTCCTAAATAAGGTGGTGATGTGAATACAAAATCTAAAGTATTTTGAGCAGGTATATAAGTTTCACTACCTTGTTTTAGTAGTACATATTTTTTGTGAGTATGGCCATATTGATCTCTAATTTTTTCTAAACCTGCATATGTAGGAACACAAGGGTCTGTGCCTATGTAATTTACCCCAGCTGCAATTGCACCCATTAGACGACCACCATAACCCATACTAGGATCCCAAACTGTACCTGCTTCAGTACCCTCTAGTGGACTATCTTTCTCTACAAATATATCATATAGAGTTGCGGCTGCTGTAGGTCTAAAATTAGAAACCATTTGAGTACCACTATATCTTCTTAACATAGCTCTCATATCTGAATCTGTAATCTTGTGTGCTTCTCGTTTTGTGAAGAAAGTACCTGTAAGTATCTTATTGATACCTTTTTCTAAATGTTCTTCATCTTCCCATATCTCCATAGGTGTCTTCATTTTACCACATTTGATTGACCATGCGTGGTGCATATACGACCATGCAAGTGTTAATCCATGTGTAGATTGACCTATGATTTTATTTTGATTATCTAATAAAGTATCTCTATTAAATGATAATAGTTTTTTAAACTCATCATCTCGCCATTTTCTATCTTCGGGATAGTATGGGAATCCTTTATTCTGTTTCCAGTCTTGTATTACTTCTTTTGCGTTTGACATATACGTTTCCAGGGATAGTACCTTTTGCCCAAGTAGTTTTCCCGATTAAATTCATATTCATTTTATCATAAAACTTATTGGCTGTCAAGTTGTCAGCTCTTACTGATAAAAACACATCACTAGGGCAATAATCAAAGAAATTGTTTAGTATTGCTTGAGCAGTACCTGACCCTGGCGAATCACTTGCAATCTGGTGTAATACAGTATTGCCTTTTTCTAATTGTACATCGCCTATTTTTTGTCTTCGTTTTGCGTGATGAAAGGTTATTAGTATACCATCTTCTAATATCATCTGTTTTTTTGCAATCATACGTTTCATATAGTCTGTACGTACATGTGGAAACCATTTCTTATGGCTGTAGAATATAGATTTTACTTTTTCAAAATCCGATTGGACTGCTAATATCATCAAACTCCTCTGCTTGTTTTAATAAATTTTCTAATCTAGGATTGTTATAACAATCAATAACTAAATGTAATCTGTCAAAATCTGCTTTATTATGTACTGCGTGAGCAGCTGTAACATCTACAAAGTAATACTTACCTACATCTAAATGAAAAACATGCTCTTGTTTCTTTTCCCATAGATAGAAATATACATTTTTACTTGTTCTTAACGGCACATGTAATCTAACAATCTTGCCTTCTTTTATTTCTTTATCTATTTTGTCTGTATGTTTTTTTATAGTTGTACCTGCTTTTAATCTCATAACTCTTACACGTTCAAACTCTGCTGGTATATGAGATAGTATTTCTTTTAAAGGTAGTAAATCAGGCTCTTCGTAAAGACTTGTCCATCTTAATTCTGCTGGTTCTACATCTGACTTTAGTACACCAGGTTTTAAAATATTGCCTATGTCATCACTATATCCCTTTATAGATACAGCATCCCAATCACCTTTTGCGTTGTATTTTGTTTTTACTGCTGAATATGATAAGTTATCTAAAAATTTTATAGCCGTATCTAGTGGTTGTATGTATTCAGGTAAATCTAGTTCTTTTAAGACTTTTGTTTCCATAATTTTGTAACCCTTTTTATTTCCTTATCTCTCTTTTTTAGAGCCATATTTAATTTTAATTTACTAACTAATTCTGTAAATACTGTTCCTTGCATATGGTCTAATTCATGTTGATAACATCTACTTACAATACCATCAAATTCTTCTTCTACAGTTTCTAGTTGTTCGTTTAAGTATTTAACTTTTACTTTTTGTGGTCTTTCTATATCTAAAAATAAGAAAGGAAAAGTTAAACAACCTTCTTTGTATCTAATTGTTTCTTTACTCATGTCTGTAATTTCAGGATTGATACATACCCATTTCTGACCTTTGTTTATATTTACATTGTCACCCATTACAAACATACGATATGGCTTACCTACTTGATTCGCTGATAGACCTATACCGCCATAGTTCTTCATTGTTTCAAACATGTTATTACAAAATTCTGTAACATCTATTTTTTCTTGTTTTTTAAATTCTTCTATATCAAAAGGCACTATACTTGATAGGACTCTTTCATCTGTTGGTGGTAATAATGTGTATATCATCCTGCTAACCTCGTAAAGTTTTTATACTTTTCAAATTTGATTATACTTGTAAACTTATCAAATAGTATATCACCTTTGTGAGATATAATAAAAGTATTTTCATTTGTTAATGTTTTAAGTATTTTAAAGAAGTCTTCGGTACCTTGACCATCTAAACTAGAATCAAATATTTCATCTAGTATTAGTAAGTTTGTATTTGTACTGTTTTTCATTTTTGCAATAGTACGCCATGTAAATAATAATGCAAGGTCTATTCTTAATTTCTCACCTTCACTAAAACTATTGTAATTAAACGTATCTCTAAATCTACTTTTTATTGTTTCGTTAAACTCCTCATCTAAATGAAAGTTAACAAAGAAGTCCATAGATTGTAAGTACTTATTAATCAAATTATTCATTATTGGCAGATACTTCTTAATGATGTTTGCTTTAACACCTGTGTCGTTAAGTATCTCTCTAGCAATATCAATATATTTTTTTTCTTCTACAACCTTGTTCTTTTCTACGTTTACTAATTTCAAGTCTTCTTTTATTTGTTCTAATTCTTTTGCTACATTGTTTGTATTATCTGTATCGTTTTCTAGTTTAGCAATTTCAGTATCTAGTCTATTTGAGTGTCTATTGATTTCTGAAATAGATGTATTAACTTTTGCAACAGAAATATTTAAATCATTTAATCTTTGATTGATTGCGTCCATCTCTTTGATTTTGCCTTTTGTTTTTTCTATTTCTGTAAACAACTTTTGCAAGCCTTCTTCTAATTCATTAATCTTTTTCTTACCTTCATATATTTTTGTCTGTTTAAATTTTTCATCAATAGGTTGTGTACACGTAGGACAGTTATCATTTGTTTCAAAAAAACTAACATCTTTTTTGTGTGTTTCTAAATTGTGTTCTATCTTTGTTTCTAATTTTGTTAGTTCAGTTTCTTTTCTACCATGTTTCTCTCCACCCCACATCTCTGCTTTTGTAGATATAATTTTTTCATTAAGCAATTGTAGTTTTGACATATACTCATAGTTGCTTTGATCGTTTTCTTTTCTTTGTTGTTTTCTATCTTCTATGTCTGTATTATCTCTATTTTGTATTTGTTCAAAATGAGCTCTTTGTAATTCGTATTTTTCTGTCATCAAATCATATCTATGTTTTACATCAATAACAGCCTTGTTTAGTTCACCTTGTTTTTGTCTTAACAATAAATCCATATGACTAAAAACTCTTATGTCTAAAATTTCTTCTACGACCTCTCGTCTATATCTTGCTCGTAGGTGCATAAATGGTTCGTATGATGTTGATCCAAGAATAACAACTTGGCAAAAAGCACGATAGTTACATTTTAAAATATTTTGTTCTAACGCATTTTGATAATCTATATTAGAAGCGTCTTGGTTTAACAACACGTCATTACAATAAACTTCAAACTTATTAGGTTTAATACCTCTTATTATTTTATATTGTTTACTACTTGTTTCAAATTCTACTTCTATCTCACATTCATTTTGATTGATAGTGTTTACAAGTTGTTCTTTTTTTATATCTCTAAAGGCACGATTGAATAAGGCAAAACATAAAGCGTCTAACATGGTAGATTTACCTGCACCATTCATACCAATAATTAATGTTGATGGTGCCTTTCTTAAATCTACTTCTATAAACTGATTGCCAGTAGATAAGAAATTACGCCATCTTAATTTTTTAAAATATATCATACGTTGTTGTCGTTAGCTTCTATGTAAATTGACTTTAAATATTCTTTTAACTTTGTTTTGTTTACATCTGTTTCTAATTGATCTACATAATTATTTAGGAATGTAACTGTATCTTCGCCCATTTCTAGTATGTCTTCTCTTACACTAGCTTTAATATCAGAATAATCCTCTACAATATTTAAATCATGTACACTTATCTCATTATACAATCTTTCCACAAATTTGTCAAACACCTCGTTATTAGTCTTGTTTAATACTATTAATTTTATAAAGTGTTCGTGGTATGGTTGTATATCAAAGTTTGTATAGTCATGTTTTTTATCATCATAGATTATCTTTTTGTGTATGGTAAGTGGATTAGATACTCTTGTCATCTCTCTAGTTTCTGTATCAAAAACATGAAACGCTTTTGGGTCTTTATAATCTGACCATGTCATTTCGTATTGAGCACCACAATAGAATATTTGACCATCGTCTGTGTGTTTGTGAAAGTGACCTGAAACTACTTTTTCAAATCTATTGAAATCTGATTTTGCTAAACCGTGTTCATTGATTACGCCATTTTGCATTTCAATACCTTTGATCTCTAAATGACCAAAACATAAA